CGCTACGGCATGTTGCAGCACACGTCCCCAGGGTTTACCGTCTGTGAAGGCATTGACGCCCGGAACAAGATCAGCCCGCAGGGTTGCGGAATGCTGGTCAAATTGACTGGGGCTTCCAAAGACTGCGCCGGCCATGAGATAGGCCAGTCCGCCAATCGCCGGGGCTGCGCCCTCACCAAACAGCATCGTAGCCACAACGGACGGGTTATCTTTCAGAACCGTGAAAGCGCCGCCGGCGTCGTCGTTCATAAATGCCTGATAGCCAAACAGGCCAATGTCATGTACACCGCTGGCCTTATACTTCCTGATCTGCTCAGGCCAGCCACTGACCGGAACCTGCTCCATCGTCCCGCTTCGGATCTCCGAAATGGAACGACTGTCACCGCTCAGGTCTGCGCCATTGGCGTACAGGCGGGCGTAAAGCAATAAGATATTTTTTGCCATTAGTAATCCTCCACTTCGAGAACGATCTCCTGCATGGCATAGATCGGCAGTGTGTCCTCTGCGTTCTGGAAAAGGTAATCAACCTGACCATTGTTTCTCACCCGGCGCACACGCACGCCGTCCAGGCCGCCGGCGCTGCGCACTGTGGTTGTGTTGATCTTGTCGATGATCGCCTGCCGGTGCGTGCAAAGATTGTCGAGCGTCGTTTTCCAGTTCTGGAAAATCTCAACCAGCGTCAGGATGATGTAGTACTCGTTTTGAGGCGAGACAGTATCCTGTTGGCTGTCGAAATCATCGGCGGTCTGGATGATGACGTAGGGCGCATTATTGCCGGGCTGGTCAAGTAAGGACCAGTCATTGACCACTACGTCTGCATCAGCGAACTCGGTCATGGCCTTGATTGCCGTCTGAATGCCGGACTGGATAGCTGCCTCTGAACTCATAGCGTCTCCTGCCGTGCGCCGGCCAGCGTGCGCACAAAGTTGGTTGATACCCGGTCAAAATCAGCACGTGCGCCAGGCAGCCAGCGCCGGTATGCCCGGCTGACAAATGGATTTTTCTTCGTGCCTGGATGACGCACGGACTTCATGAAATAAACTCCCGGCCCCTTTGGGCCTTTGCTCCAGTTGAAGCGCAGCGACCCGGCGTTTTTGGCCCGGATCATATGCGGCCTCGTGCCCTTTACAATCCACTTTCCAAGCGGCTGGGGTGTGGTGACACTGAAACCGACGGCGTTTTCCTCAACGAAAGTGCGGTAACGGATATTGTCTGCAAATTCGCCGGATCGCTTTGGCGCCTCTTCCCTTGCCAGCATGACAAACCGTGGAGCCTGAGAGCGCATCAGTTCACGATGCCCCTGCAATAGCTGCTCACTGGCCTTTGCAAAGCGCCCGTGGATATCCCGGAAAGTGGGAACGGCGGAAATCGAAAAGACTTGCTTGTTCTCTGTCATTCCCTGTCCCAATTATCAAAAACATTACCAAAAGCCTTGCGCTGGAAGATCGGATCTGTCGCATCCCCGGCGTTGTCTGTGCTTCTGGTCGCAATCTCGGAAAAGATCGAATTGGGCATAGGTACGCCCATGCGCTGCAATCCAATCTTGTTGCCCTTGACAAAGGCGCTCACGTCATCCAGCAGGAGCGTGAAGCGGCTGGTGCCGGCGGTCTTTTTGTCGGCTGGCCCGAACTTGCCAACTCCCCGGATGCCGTCCACCACATCTGCTACCTCAGCCTCGACGAACATCGTAAGCATCAGCACAGCGTCCGACTGCGTGACCGGAACAGTAAAACCCGCCGATGACAGCATGGAGTTGAGCATGGCGCTCACCTGATTGACCAGGTTTTCTACTGTTGCCAGCGCAGGGTTGGTGGTTGTGTCGAATGCCCCGGCCTTGGTGTAGATAGGGCGCAGGGCAGCCACGCCGGCGGCAGTACCGTAGGAGTTTGGTAAGATTGGCATGGTTACTCCAACATCAGCCACACATCGACGTTATCAGCTGCGTTTGCCTGGGCAATTGCAACGTTGACAATGTCAGAGATTGGCATAACCGCCTCAACCGGATTGCCGGTTGAGTACACCAGAGCAGCGCCGGCCTGACTTACCGCAGCCGCCCTTGGGAAAAACCATCCATCGGTGGCGGCATTGCTGATTGTCAGGATTGGTAGCGCCGGGGCGTGCGTGCCCTTGGTGGCGATAACGACGTCGGTTGTTCCGGCCGGCGGGCTGTCGTTGTATTTGATATACACGGCCAGCACCTTGCCACTCACCTTGACATCGCTGTCCTTATTGGCGGTCGCAACGCCATTGCCGCCAACGGCAGCACCGGAATTGATCGGCCCGAAAAGATTAGGCATATCAGCCTTCTTTCTTGCCAGACGGCTTTTTGACTGCCGCCGGCTTTTCTTCTTTTTCTTCCTGTTTTTGAGGAGCGGGCTTGGCCTCTTCCTGAACATCCAGGAACGGATGTGCCAGCGCTTCGGCTTCTGCGCCCTCTGGAACCGGACGGGATTCGTAACCCACGAACTCATGGCCGCCAAAAGCGACGACGGTCAAAAGCTCGATCCCTGGCTTGACTTTGGCTAAAAGCATCACATCACCACCTTATGCGATGGTGTACTGATGACCGCCGACGATGTACCACTTGCCGCCATAGGCCATTAGCTCGATGCAATCGCCAATATCGCCGCCGAAGGTGCAAACATCCTCACCAGCGCCGCCGCCACCAAAGCCGCCGGTGACGGTCACGGTATTGGCCTGCGCCTGGTTGCTGATGATCAGCAGGCGCTTGAAATCGTCTGTACCGGCAGTTGGATTTGCCAGCGTAGTAGCCACAACACCAGCGACGGTCTTGGCAATCGTGACCACGCCGTTCTTGATGCTGATAGCGCCGTCCGCTACGATTGCTTGCAGTGTTTCCTTGTCGGCCGCCTTGTTCAGCTCGGCAGCAGTCGCAGTCATGGCAACGCCGGCCAGTTTCAGCGAATCGGCGTCAATGACGCCCTTCACCTCGTCGTAATTTGTCACATTGGACATAGTTCACCTCATTCTGGTAATCAGGGCGGTCATTTCTGGCCGCCCTGGGTTGGTTTGCGCTGGGCTTATGTGTTGCCCTGGATAACGAGCCGCCAGTCACCGGGGAAGATGGTGTATCTGGCACGCCAGATGAAGTACCACACGCCGCCGTCGGCTGCCTTGGGGTCGTAGTCCATGTACAGCGTGGGGGCCATGCGGTTCTGGATGTACAGCGGCTTTTGGGGAGTGCTGTCGTCCACCAGGAACCAGGCCGTTGTATCCAGCCAGCCGCCGGGGGCTTCGATGCCACGGGTCTTGCCGGCGAAGGGGTTCTTGTCCCGGTTGCCGGTACCGGCCTTTTCGGGGTTGCTGATGATCTGGGCCGCCTCGTCGATCAGATCGGACGGGTAGATCAGCAGGTTATGGGTCAGGCCAGCGGGTACGCCCCGGCTGTCACGATACTTCGAGCCAGCCACACGAGCCGCCTTGAAGTTGGCGTAGCTCAGGGCTGTGGCCAGGGCATTGCTCTGCGCTGTGGCGTACTCAGCGCCGGGATCGGCGTGAGCAGCGGAGAAGAGCGCCTGGCCGTCATAGCAGGCCGGCAGGAAGGTTGTGGCTGCGCCGGTGTTGAGCGCATTGAAGGCCAGATAGTCCTTGTGCTGCTCGAAGCGGCTGCCTGCGCCCCGTGCCCAATCTTCCAATTCGGCAGTGCGGCCGTCATCAATGGCGTACTGGGTGATACCGATGCCGATATCCCAGGAGACGTTGCGCACCATCACGGCACGCTCTTCGCCGCCTACGATCTTGACATTCTCGCCTGCGCTGATGGTGCCGGCCGCCGGAGCGCCTGTGCGCTCGTCGGTTCCGCCGCTGCCCATCTGGCCGCCGTTCAGGATCGGCCAGGGCACTGCGCCCATGTCGCCGTACAGCTCATAAGCGCCGCTTGACTGTGTTTCACCCACGAAGGGCTTACGCAGTGGAGCGTACGATTTTTGAGTTTTCAGAAAGTTGACCCGCACGTTCTGTTCGAGATGAGCGGGGATCGTTCCACGAGTAATCATTTCTTTTTCTCCCTTCGTGGTCTAGGTTGCGGCATTCGCACGCAGGAAAGCGGCTGCGATGTTGACATACACGTAGGTATCGTCAACATCCTCGATGTAACCGATCCACAGGTTATTTGTGTCGGTTGTGGTCACGGTGCCATCGTCAGAGGCGTAAACAGGAGCGCCGATGTCAGTGATTGCCAGAGCGCCCTTGGGGAAGGCAACCACGCCGTTGCGAATGGCGGTGATTTCCTTTGCGCCGTTGGCGGTATCGCCTGCGCCGATGACCTGCTTTTCAGCAGCGACGCCGCCGAAGATGTCGCCAGCGGCTGCGGCAGTCGTAGCGCTCGCAACCATATTGCGGAAATAACCATCCGCAACCGACACATCACACATCAGGATTGCGCCCTGATAAACCGTGTAAGCTGCGCCGGCGGCAGTTGCGCCTACCATCTTCAGCTTCTTGAAACCGATGTTCTGACCAGTGGTCAGGATCGGGCGGTCAATGCTTGCAGTGAGAGCCATTTCCTACTCCTTCCCCTGCCACTTGGACAGGTCATATTGCCCAAGGTCGCCCAGGGCCAGCTCAGGCCGGCTCAGATCGGCCATGCTGAACTCGCCTGTTTCCAGGCTTGCTACGACGGCTGCGGGCAATTCCTTGAGATTTTCCATATGCCGGGCGTGACCTTTCTCGGAAAAGTCAACTGCGTGACCGGCCTCGACCAGGCCATTCAGCATGGCCTCAAATTCGGCTGACTGGTCGGGGGAAAGAGAGGCCATGAATTTCTTCACAGCGCCTTCGTCCACCGGCAAGCCGGCCACTTTGATCTGCGACGCAAAATCAGCGATATGAGTGGAGCGCCGTTCAGCAGCCAAAGCAGCCTGGACGGCCTCTTCCTTCATCGCCTGGAATTGAGCCGCATATTTTGGATCTTGGGACAATTGCACAAGGTCCAGAGTTTCGGATACTTCCATGTCGTTTACCTCCTCAGGTATGATTTGTTCTGCCGGCGCAATCTCCTCCGCCGGGGTTGACCCTTTCAAACTTGCAAAGCCGTCCCGGATCACGTCCGAGATAGCTTCGATCAATCCGCCGCCTTCGATGGTCTGCATGTTGGCGGATAACTCGACTGGTTTCAGTAAAATCCTGTGGTCTTTGGTTCTGGTTGCCGGCCAGTTTGTCAGGCTGCCGCCAACGATGACTTTGTGGCTGGTGTCGATTGACGGGGAGAAGTAGCGCATGACATTGCCAGCGATCAGCTCCCGGCCCATCTCGTTCCATTCGGCCTGCATCTGCACGACGTCCCGGCCATCTGCCGCCATGACAACCGACTTGATCCAGCCTGCCGCATCGCCGTGGTTATGGCCGGCGCTGTCAATCGGGAAACCAACCACAACACCCTCGCTGTCACGGGTGCTGTCCAGGGCTGCGTTGGTCTTTGCTACATAGTCCAGTAGATCGTTGCGGGTGATCGAAAACTCACGCCCCCACATATCAACGAACTCGCCGGCAGCGGCACAGTCGATCAACTTCGACAGGTCGCCTTCCTGCAATTCCACAAAAAGAAAATCTTTCATGCTGTGTGCGCTCCTTAACGCAAGAACCGCCAAGAGACTGGTATCAATCTCTTGGCGGTTCTGTGATTACAGAGTTGCCAGATGTTACAGTTTTTTGGGGGCTTTCCACCCCGCTTGACCGTGTTCCCTACCGGCTTGCCGTCTGTCCGGGCTGTATTTTTATAGGCTTCCCATGCGCCTTAAAAATTACGGAGAACAAATGTTCAGAACGTATGTTCACATTGTACACTATTCCTGCATGACTTGCAATACCTCATCCAGCCGGCCTATGCGCTCAATCCGGCTGACGATCTGCCGGGCCTGCGCTGTGCGTACCCTGTCGGGCATGTAGCAGCGCTCGATGATGTCAACCGCCGCAAGCATGTTCTGGCGGATCTTGAGCGCTTCATCCCGCCCGAAGTCGATCACGCATTCGGTTGTCTCGGTCACTTCGCTCCGAGTGTTTCCAGTAAAGATGCAGTCATCCATCCTCGCACCTGTGCGCCGCTTTCCAGCACGGCCTTGATCTCGATAAACAAATAATGGTTGATGGTCTTTTTGTTCATCACCTTGACCTCAGTCAGGTGTGGGGCTTTGCCGATGATGTGATTGCCGGGGATAAGCATTCCGCCGGGCTTCGCCCACAGGTTCGCCTCTTCGACCACAAGCTCGCCAAAGACGGGAGATTCCTTCTCTCGCTCAACGCCGCAAATACGATCAGTCTGGATCACTCCTCACCTCGCCTTCTGTATTCCTTCCGACATTTGCAATTGTGATGACATCTGCACTCCGCCCCGGGAGATGGTAGCGTACCAATCGGCACCCAACCTCTGCCGGCGTAGCTGATGCAGTCATCGCAGTTGTGCGCTGCCGGGTCAAGCACTCTGCGCTCCTCAACAAATCCAGCGTCCTTTTTGAGGACGGTCAGTCCATCGTAATACGCCTGGGTTGCGCCGTTGGCGTACAAGTGCGCCCTGGCCTGGATTTGCGCCGGGGTCAGGTTGTCGGTCTTGATCGCCCTGGCAAAGTCATCCAGTTTGCGGTATTCGAAATTCAGCTTGCCGCCCATGCGCCCGTAGTCCGCCTGGGTCATGGCGTTCTTGCCGCCCCGGCCAAGCATGGCATTGGTCAGGTAGCCGTCCTTCAATTCCTGCCGCATCTGCGCTTGCCATTTATCGACGCTTATATCGCCGTCAATGAAGCGCTGGGTGATACGCTCGACACGCTGCCCAAGCTCATCTGTGATCCTGGAGGCGGTTTCTTCCACTCGTGACTCTGGAACCATGCGCCCGGTAATGCGGTCGATGAAACGCCCAAGGCGCTTGATGAAATTGAACTCGACCTCATCGGCCAGCTCGACGATATGGGCACGCAGTAGATCAAATACCCTTTTCACGTTTGGCGCTCCAAATCTCTGTACTCATTTTCTGCATCCGCTCCCACGTCCATAGAACAGATTTGCTATCATTTGCGGATTTCAGACGATGGACAAAAGTCCATGCGTCAAGGACGATGACCTTCTTCACTCTTGCTCTACCTTCGCATCCAGCAGGCGGGTGAGGCCAGGGTCGTTTCTCTTTGCCCACGTGCGGAACTTCCGCAGCGCCCGGTTGACGTCCTTCTCGGTGATGATCGACTCGCCTGGGTCTGTGTCCGTTGGTTCCTCATCCTCATCCAGCACGACTGTCCGCTTTGCCATATCGACGATACACCCGCAGTCTGGTGAGTGCTGTGCGTCCACCTGGCCGGCGGCTTTAGGCTGCGCTTCGACCACGTCGTCCTCTGACGGGAGAGTGTCGGTGAGAATGCCGGACTGCTTGCGGATTGCAACCAGATCAGCCGGGCCAAGAGGCAGCCGGCCCCAGATGCTGTTGAAGAAAGCTCCGAGCTTATCCAGCGCAACGCTCTTGGTCACTGGACTTGCTTTGAGGTGCGGCCTCTTGGTGATCCCCTGGAATGAGCCGGCGTTGATCCGCATCAGCCGCCCGACGATCTGATCATCAAGCTGCGCTACGAAGCCCTCAATCATCGAATTGTAGAACGAGATAAAGAAGTCAGTCGAGGTATCCAGAGCGGAGTAGCTGCCCTGGGATGATAGCGTACTCATCGCCAGCCACTGCATGAAGTACACCATGTACTTCAAGATCGAATAGTATTTGATGACGTTCAGCAGATCGCCGGCGGCCTGGAATGTGGTGTCGATGATATCGGCATTCACGCCCTTGGGAAAAACGCCGTAGTTGCCTTCCTGTGCTGTGAGCAGGTTCTTGGCTGCCCGTTTGAGTTTATCCTCTCCATCAGGCGGCAACTGATCTGCGACCTCGATCTTGAGATACCCAGCGGCATGTTCAAAGCCGATACCCTGCACAACCTCAAAGCCATACTTCAACCGCTCCAGTCTCCAGATCGCTTCGAGCGGGGAAAGACCTTCCGGGTTGTTGCGATCCCCAAAAGTCACATGCAGCGACCGATCCAGGGGCAGGAAGATTTCCCGCATATCTACTGGATGACGCTGGTGCATGCCGAGCAATCTCTGGTGCTTATCGTCGAACTCCCACTTCCAGAAGCTGGACGGGTCACGGAAGGCCAGCTTTCGCAAGCCGATCAATCCATCCGTGGATTGAGGCTGCCAGCCGTCCTCTGCTCTCCAGCCGGCCTTGCGCAGTCCGTAGACGCCTTCCCACCACGCCCAACCAAAGAACGGGGCGTTGCTGATGCAGCTTTCCAGCCAATCGGAAAGCCCGCCTTCCATCTCCGCAAAAACAGAGGTGATGAACTCTGCGGCTTTGCGGTCTGCGTCCGTGGCATTGTCGGGCGGCTCTACCCGGATATCGATTGACCGGCAGAGGGAGGTGAACACCTGGCGGATAACGGTTACTTCCGGGTCAGAACGGATAATACGATCATACTCAGCATGAGCGGCAGGCCAGTACAGTTTGCTGTTGTATGCCTCGTAAATCCAGCCTTCAACCTCACGCAGGCCGAGTACGCCCTCTTCGTTGTAGGTCAGCTTTTCAGGTTTTATTTCCATCTGCTCTCATACTCCTCTACCGTACCAAGTCCATCTGACTCCGGCCAGGTGATTTCTGTGTGCGCAGCGTACTGTGCCAGTGCCCATGCCCAATATTTGTCTGCGTGGTGCTTCTCGTTTCTCTCGGTGTCATAGACGTTATTCTTTGCCGCTGTGACTGTCTTTTTGATCGAATGGATCTGGTAAGCGATATCCCGATCCATTGGCAGCGGTACGATGCTGGCCTCTGCGTTCAATCTGCTCTCGACGGCCAGCAGCTCTTTGCCTGGGTTGGTGAAGTCGAACCCCTGCGCCTTGCCTGTCAGCCGGGCGAGGTTTTCGGCAAGCTGCATACCCAATCCGTTACGGTCGACCAGTACGCTGGTAATGGGCAGCTTCTTGATAATCTCGCTCAGGCAGTTTTGTTGGTCGTCGAACTTGGTATTTGCCAGACTGACCGAGAAACGCAAGGGAAGTTGTCCGGTTGTGGACCTTCCCAAAAGCATGAATTCTGTCAGGTCACGGCTGCGCCCGATGTCGATCCCGCCAACCATGACCGGCTCGATCCGCCCATCCCGCATGGCTTTGAGTACATGATCCACCATGACCAGAGCTTCGTCTGTTGAGCGGGCGTGCCACCAAAGATGCTTCTCGCTCTGGTTGCGCTGGATGACTTCCCAGGTGATCCAGGCTGTAGCTTCGTCGATCCAGGCGCACTCATACTCTTGCTGGAAATCTTCAAGGAACATATTCTCGAAGATTTGCTGAATGGCCGGCGTCCCAAATGCCCTTACCCGTTCCGTCGTGAGCATCTCCTGGGCGATCTGCTTTGCCATCGCCAGATCTGTGCAAAAGGCTTGCACTTCCCACCAGGGAATGAAGCGCCGCACGAAGCCGGGAAACTTGCGGGTCGATTCGGTAACAATCTCCCAGAACAAACCTTTTGCCCCCAGCGGGCTACTACCAATACGGATGTACCCGTCCCCCTTGGTAGTAGCCGGCAGGGCCGCCGTGTAGATGGTGCGATCCAGTCCGTTGGGGTAATGCGCCATCTCGTCGAGATAAATCCGGGCTTGCGGTTTGCCTCGTGGGGGCTTGCATGGGTGGCTTATGAAGCGGCTCCCGTTGTCGAACTCCAGCTCTGTTTTCGAGTCTGTCACCAGCCTGGGCCGGACGGGTTGATCCATCGCCTCTATGATGGCCTTGCAATAGCGGATTTTCTCCCGTGCCTCGTCGAGGTTGATCGACACGAACACGTGAGGGTTTCCGGGGTGGATCATGCCGTCTGCGATTGCGTCAACGGCGCTGGTGAAGCTCCAGGCGATCTGCCGGGATTTCACGTCTATGGAAAACTTATCCGAGATGTTAAGGTACTCTATCTGAAAGGCTTCCCAGTTCACATCTGCTACCTGGGCTGCCTTTTCGATGTCGATGAACTCTACGGCATATTGCGCCTTGAGTGTCCGAAGTTCCGCCACATTCCTACAACTCCACGATCCTGGCAAGCCTGGCCTGGCGCTGTTTCTTCCACTCGTCGAGGTCGAAGTTCACCAGGTTGATGTTTTCCGGCTCGTTCAGGCCGAGCAGCTTGATTCGCTGTTCGACACAGCGCTGGATACCTTCCAGAAAGCGGGGATCACCAGCCTGGCCTTTGGTCTGGGTTGTATTTTCGGTTCCCGCGGGGCTTTCCCGGACAGTGACGGTCTCTGCGTCCTTGCAGCTTCTGACCCAGCCCTTCCAGTATTCCTCTTCCAGGGCATTGAGCTTGTCCAGTTCGATCTTGCGGGCGAGGTGAATGTCGTACAAGCCGGACTGCCACCACCCCTTGACCAGATGGCGAATATCCCGGCTGATATTGGATTGATTGACACCCAGGGACTCGGCGATCTCCATCTGCGTCTTGCCGGCTTTGTACATCTCGGCAACCAGCATGCGCCGCTCTGTGAGGCTTACCTTCCTTGGGTTGTTGTCGTCTTTTCGTGCCATTTATGCAATCCTATGGTATGCGTCAGGACAAATGCCAACCACGGGCACCGGCTTCACGCTCCAGCGCAGATACCCGCTCCTCAATGGTCTTGGGGGTTGTTGGCAGCTCTGGTTCAGGCTCTGGCAAAGCAGAAACGATTTCCAGCCACACATTCGACCCGATCCCCCAGCAGCTCCATTGCTGGACGGTTGAGTTTGCCCGTACCCACTTATTGCCCTGGGTGTCTGTGGTCTCTTCCACCACATCGAACACAGCGCCTTGCAGGCGCACGCCGATCCGGTTGAATGACGTGACGTAGGGCTGCGAGCGGATGATCAGGCCGTCCCACGGCAAGACCTTCACTGAATACAGGACGGGGGCTGGTTTCTGGTCCGCTGTGTACGCCACGAAAAACGGCTCAGGGTTGACGGCGTATGCCCCACTCACGAATGTTCCGGGGGCCGCCTGACTTTCTGGCCGGATCTCAAAATGCAAATGCGGGCCGGTTGAATTGCCGGTGTTGCCGGATAAACCAAGAACCGTACCAATTTCAACCATCTGCCCAGGCTCTACCATGTTTTTACTGAAGTGGCCGTAGATGGCTTCGAATTTCCGCCCGTTGGACGCCGTGTGAGCAACCCGCACGTGATGACCATAACCGGTCGCATCCGTGCGAACCTGCGTCACCTGACCGGGCGCAACCGACACGATCCTGGTACCGGTTGGACAGGCGAAGTCAATCCCGTT